TTTTTTTGCCACTTGCTTTTCAAGAGCATGGACGGCAAGTTTAAGAGCGGTAAATATATTGGAATTGCTCAAATTTTTTAGTGTATCTTCAATGTTTGTTTCTTCGCCGATTTTATTCAACACTTCAATTGCTTTTTCGGCAGTCATATCCTGTACGGCTCTTTCGGCTTGATAGCAATATGTTCTTCTGTTCCACAGTTTCGGGGCATTTTCGGGAGTGTCAAATATTGTAAACAAAGTTTTACTTCTGTCATTGCCTTTGTCATTGTCTTTCTCCTCAAGTAACAGCCGGCACATTTTAACAATTTGGTCTTTTAGCTCCATATTTCCGGTTGCAAGCATTTCTAATCTCAGTATGTGAGATTCTATGTAGGGTGTGGTTGGATCATCAATAGGATTAGGTGCATAAGCTCCTTTCTCCATAATCTTACATTGAGCGCAAAATTTTTGATTGTTTTTTTCAGGAAAGAACTTTTTGCACAATTCGATTATTGTGTCGTATAACACTGCGTTTTCGTCTGAAATCACATTGATTTCACGGCTCAATGATACAAGCATAGAATGACGAGTAGATTGAGTAATGTACCCTGTATTCTCTTCCTCATTTTTTGCCATTATTTTCATCTCCTAAAAGTTCGGGATTATCGTAGATATTGCCTACAACTTCAACGTTTTCAGGCCAATAACGCCGCCCTAAATCCTCGCAGAAGTTATCATACTCAAACTCGAAAATTGTTTCTTCGGCATCGTACCGAACAACTCCGTAGCCGTCACCGTCTGAACGGTCAGAAAAATCAATGATATCTCCTTCAAAAATTTTTGTGCCGTGCTTATCAACCATACCCGTGTACTGCCCAACTGTTTCTGGATCTACTGCACCATAGCTGCCTAAAACGGTTGCATCGGGTGTTATACAGCAACCTTGTTTAGTAACAAGCAAATTGCCCTCTGACCACTTACCGTTAGCTATCATCTTACCTCTGAATAAATATTCTCTCATGACTATTCTCCTCGTTTAAAAGTCAGCTCAGACAGCTGCACCTGTCTGAGATATTTGTAAAATGGTAATATTCAGAAAAGTAGGTATAGGTATAAAATGAGATATATATAATCTCGCTGTGCAGAGCGTGATTAACTTATTTAGTTTATTTTACTTCACCGGAGGTAAAAATCGGATGTGTGCCGTCACGGAGTTGTATCTCCTCGTCACTCATCACATAGCCGAGTTTGCAGAGTAAAGCATAAAATTTGTTTAAATCCGGGTTGTTTTTTCGGCTGATCGTTTTGCTGTTATATCCTACATAAATAAAGCTTAATTTTTCATAACTTCTTTGGCACAAAGCGTATGCCGTCGCCATAAGCATTCTACCGCTGTTATCGCTCCAGTGTTCGTTGATGTAGCTGTCCGTGTTTTCATCATTTTCAAAGTCGTGTTCGATAATTTCTTCAAAACGATATTTTTTGTTACTGGCTCCTGCCGCCACTTGGGCGACTATAAATTTCACAAGCTCCTGCTTCTTGTTGCTGTCATTGAAATTCGTATCAAGCATAAAGTCTCTTCTGAGAGCCTCACAGCGTTCGTCTATTTCTTCCGCCTGTTCAACAAGCTCGTCCCATCTCTGCTCTTCAAGCTTTCGCTTTTCTTCTTCGGCATCGTTCTTTTCCTGCTTTTCTAATGCTTCTGCGTAAATGTAGATGTTTGAGCCGTAACCAAAATAAAAATATCTTTTCCTGCCGTCCGCAAAGTCTTTACCAATCAAATCTTTGAACGCAAAAAATCCCGTATATTCGTAATTGCTTGGAATTTCGTCATGTTTCTGCGCTTTAATCATTCCATGTTCAAGACAGAGCTTTTCAATTTTTTCTTTTTCTTCATCTGTTTTCTGCTTTTGCACGGCTGAATAAAGTCGATTATCAAAGTTATTAGTACCGATTGATTTAAGTAATTCATTCCTTACATCAATATCCTTAATCTGATTCAGACGCTCGTAGTCTGCCAATGTGGGTTGTCTGAGCTGGCTGTCCTTGAAGGATTCTTCATCAAGTTCTGCAAGTTTGAGTCTCCTTCTTACGGTGCTTTCTTTAAAGCCTGTTTTCTCTACCACCTCGGCAACGCTGTCCCCGAGGTCAATCAACATCTGAAATCCTTTTGCCTGCTCATAAACTGTCAAATCTGACCGCTGCATATTTTCAGTCAACATTGTAGATAACTGTTCCTTTTCAGTCATCTCGACAACAGCGCACGGAAGTTCAGTTAATCCTGCCTGCTTTGCCGCTGCTAATCTTCTGTGTCCGATAATTACGGTAAACTCCGTCCAATCGTCATTCATCGGCACAACCGTGAGGTTTTGGAGAATGCCGTTCGCCTTAATGCTGTCAGCAAGCTCATCAATATCCCCGATAACTTTACGAGGGTTGTCGGGGTGCGGATGCAATTTTTCGATTGCAATCGTAGTCAATGTCGGTTTTCTTTCCATTACTTTTCACGCTTCTTTCTTTCGGCAATAACATGCAAGCCTTTGAAACAATCATCACATAGATGTATTTTTATTTTTCTCTTGCATTCAAAAGGAATTGCAATCCCGATAAGGCCAAGGCAATCAGCATCAAACCCTAAATAGAATTCCCTCATGTTAACTGTGTACGGATCTGTGATAACTTTGTTACAGCTATCACACTTATAGACTCTCATTTTCATTTACTTCCATTCTCCTTACAATCAAATAGCCGATACTCCGACACACTCAAAGCCCTGTGTCAGATTTTCCGTTTTGAGCCTCTCAATTTCGGCTCTGAGTTCGTTGTTCTCCGCTTTGAGTCGGTCAATAATTCCGAGCTGGATAGCTTCAACATTTTCTGAGTCATCAATTCTTTCATTAAGTCTGTTGATGTCTTGTTCCTGCTTAGCACAATTAGCTTTGTACTCTCCCTTGCTCTTCCAATTTCTGAAAATCATTTTTTACTCCTTATAGCTTGCACAAATATAATCCTCTGCTGTTTCTTCAATTTCGATATGCCCTTTATCTGCGAGACTTTCTTCAATCAGTTTCAAATCAAACGGCAAAGGCAAATTGTTCTTTTCACAAAGTTCATTAAAGCCATTGAAAGCTCTAACAATTCTGTCTCTTAAATATCTGACATCGTTATGTGCGTCAATAAGTTCAATTTTTGTTGAAGCTAATCTTACTTGCACATCTTCAAGCTGTCTCTTGCAACGCTTGTATTTCTTTCTTGATACAAAAATCATTTTTCGACACTCTCCTTTACAACTTTTTTCCCTGTTCTCACACCGTAATGTTTCTTCATTGATTCAAGCTCGCCCTTTGCGTTACCGTCTTTAACCGGCAACTGCTGTCTTGCCTTCGTAGGATAGTCATCGCCTGTCAATTGTTCCCACATCTCTCTGCGGTTGTCTTTAAGGCAAGTGTTGAGATACGACATAACAACCTGCTCAAACGGTACTTTACTGCCGAACCTGTCAATAAGCTCATCGATAATCTTATTCATATGCCGCCTCGCGTATTCTTTCGGCTTTTTGTATGCTCTGACCGAGTTCCACAGCTTGATATGTACATTCTCATGTGTCAGCTCATCAATTGCCTTTGCCTGCAACTCGCACAGTTTAACGAGGTCAACCTCATCTTTACCGTATTCCTTGCAGACTTCCGAAAGAGTTACACTTGCACTCCTCACGGAGTCAATCTGCTGTTCCTGTTGGACCAGCAAATGTTCTGTCTTGAGCTTTAGTTCACGATACTCCTGAAAGAATTTTAATTTATATGCGGCAGTGTATTTTTCGCTGAGCAAACCAACCTTGCACATAGAATAGGCGTTAGCAAGTTCCAGTACTAATAACCTATCAAATAACTTTAGTGATACAACTTCAAGATGATTAACCTCTCCGTCTATCCACCTTTTTGCCATGTCATTTAGTTCGTCAAGTGTTTTGTCATTCATCAGCTACCACCCTTGCCTTGAAAAGGCTTTGAATAGGTATGCCGAATTTGTTGGCAAGCCTCGACAGCTCTTCCACGGTAAAAGTACCCGGATCTTTAATTCTTTTTCTGTAGGTGCCCTCAGAGCAATGTGCCACAAGAGCCTGTCCTTCACGGTCAATACTCCTGATTTCTGCCTCATACTGTATGTTGGCAATCAACTGTCTTTTCATTTGGTCCTCGGGCTTAGCTAATTTTCTCGGCATTTTCTTCTCACCCTTTCGTTATTTAGTCCTGTAATCTGGTATCGACTTTTGCTTTAGTCACTTTCAAATACTTCTGCCCAAAAATCACTCAGGTGATATGCAGGCTTCAGATTTATCCTGTTCGGACAATTCTCCTCTGGTTCTGCAACACCTTCTTCAATTTCAAGCAAAACTTTTTCAGCACCATCTCGTTTGATTTCGTTAAGCTGACCGATTAGGTCATCAATCCTTACTGTGATTCGGTTCATTCTCTCACCTCGAGCACACAACGAAAATCCTTGTCTGCATCAAGGTCAACATGAGCTGGGATCTTGTGTTTTGGCACACCTTCAACAATAGACAAATGCACCGTTTCATGTCCGCTTGCCTTGATTTCTTCAAGTTTACTGATTAAGGTATCAATTTTTACTTTAATCATCTTCATTGCTATCACCCCCGTTGTCA